TTGGCTGCCCGTCCGGCCCGAGCTCCTCGGCTTTCTCGGGAGTGGCGGGCCCGGCACCCGGCGCCGGACCTTCGAGCAGCGCGACGATCTTCTCCGGCGCGACCCCGAGGGCCTGCGAGAGGCGAACGACGATCTGCTGCGTCTGCTGCTGGACCTGGTTGGCGATCATGTCCTCGCGCTTCGGGATGATCTTTTCCGGGTCCATCTTGAGCGACTTCACGTTTTCGCGGAGGATTTCGGCGCGGCCGTCGATGCCCGTGATCTGCATGTCGATCGGGTTGGCCGTCGCCTGGAGGAATTCCGTCCGGCGAATCTGGAGCTGTTCCTGCTGGATGAGGTATTCAGAGGCCCGGGCCTTCACCCGGCAATCGCCGCGGGCTTGCTCAGGGCTCGTCAGCATGATCGTAAGCCAGTGTTCCTCGACGGATGGGGAAATCACGCCACGGTCGATGTTGCCGGCCGCGTTGCGGAGGCCCTTTGCCGCCGCGTTCATCAGCATGGAGAGGCCGGAGGCCGTAGCCCCTGCCCCGCCGACCTTCTCGTTGCCGTAGATGTAGGCCGGAATCCCCGTAACCTCGGAGCCCTGCTGGAAGAAATAGTCGTAGATTTTCAGGAGTTGATCGACGATGAGCTGCGGCTGGAAGAAGTCCATGGGCTTCTGCGAGGCCGACTTGATCTTCTCCGACGAGAATTCCCAAATCTTCCAGGGGTAGATGTTCGTCCGGTCGCACTCGGCCGGGATGAGGTCGACGAGCTGCCAAACCTGGGGGCCCGATGCCACGGCCGCGTTGTTGCAGATCGCCCGGGCTGCGGAGTTGCAGATATTCTGCACGTCCCGCATGACCTCGGGCGGTGCCTTGCCCCAAATCGAGCCGTTCTTGTGGCGGAAAGAGGCCGAGTAGATGTTGCGCCGACCGAGGGGGTGAGGGTTCAGGCGGGCCCCGAAGACGTAGGAGCCGACCAAGTGCGCGATAACGGGATATTCCCGGTAGGGATCCGGCACGTCCGCGGCCTCCATCCCCCACTCCCGGAGCATGAACCCCTGAACGGAGCCGAAGAACTTGATGCCGTCGATGTGCCCCTCGGGGTCCTGCATCTCGTTGGGCCGGTCGTGCAGGTCGGCGATCTCCGTGTCGTAGGCCACCCACTCCCGGTATCCGTTGGCATACTGCTTGAGGATCTGATCGATGGCGTCGCTGTCATATCCCTCGACGCCGCGCAGGGCCTCGAGGTCCCGGCGGGTGTAGCGCTTCCGGATGCACAGATCCCCGTCCTGAATCGTCCGGGCGCCGGCCGAGGGGTAGACGTCAAAGAAGTCAATGCGGTCGTACTCCTTGACGACCTTCTCCGTAACCGTAATCCGCGACATCATTGAGCCTTGGATGGGCTCCCAGGCGAGAACGGAACGCCGGCGATAGATCGGACCTTCCATGAAGGCGGTGGGGTATGTGGAGAAATCCTCAATGAATTCCGACAGGGCTTCATACCATTTGCCCTCGACGAGTTCGTCGTCTACGCTGTCCTCTATGGCGTCGGCGTCCTTTTTGGCCTGCGCTCTTACCTGCTTCAGCAGCTCGTCCTTGAACTGCTCAGCTGCCTGCCGGAAGTCGTCCTCGGTGATCATGTCGGCCGTGACCTGTGTCGGGTCCATTCCGGCCTGGACGGCGACGCGGGCCATGTAGTCCTGGACGAAGGCCTGCTGCGCCTTCTGGACCAGCTGCGGGGGGATGTCGGGAATCGGGGTAGGCTCGATGCTGTAGGGCTTCTCTCCCGCCGGCAGCATGATGTCCTTGAGCCAGCTTTCCAGGGCCCGGCACTTGACGTCGGTGAGCATCATGTAGATGTTCGTGCCGTTGCTCTGCTTGATGAGTTGCTGGACGTCGGCCTCGTAGATGCCCTCGCGCTGTCTCAGGCACATGAGGCCGCGCTGCATGACCGTGGACTTGGCGTTGACGGCGGAAGTGAAGGCGCTCCGGATGTGGGAAGCCAGGGCGGAGATGACGGGCCGGTTCTGGCGTGCTTCGAAAGCCCGCTGGGCCTCGGTCTCCTTCTGCTTCTCGATGTCCTCGTTGGTGAGGCGTCGGATCAGCGGACGCTCGGAATAGGTTTTCCCGGTCGCCACGATGGGTTGCGCCTGCTCGGTTCCTCGAGGTATGAGGCCTTGGGTTGGCATCAGTTGTCCCTCACCATGCGAAGCTCACCTTCTTTGCCGGCTTCACCGCGAACGGGAGCGCCTGCGCCTGGATCGTTGCGAAGGTAAGGCACAGGGCGTCGGCCTTGTTCGGGCTGCGCTTCAGGAGCTCCTTGAACGTGTCCTTGTCCATGATCTTGATTTTCTTGCCCTTGATCTCGTAGGTCGCCGTGTGCAGCTCTTCGAGGAGTTCGTCGTCCGGCGGCAGCATCGAACCGGTGTCGGTCCTGAGCCATTCCCGGCATTTCCACCAGAGCTGATCCCTGACGATGCCGAATTCCCCGAGCTCCCGCTCTTCCGGAAGCTCCGTGGGGCTCTCCTGGACTTTGATACCGTGGGCGTTGCACCGCAGGCGCCTCATGTGGGGAGCCACGCCGGCCCCGACCCCGTTGGCATCGACGGCCACGGCCCGAAGAAGGCGCTGGTGATACAGCAGGGAGCCTTTGTCGCCCGTCTCGATGACGTCCACGCCTCCCCATCCTGTTTCGGTCGACGGCCTCTCGACGTACCCGCCATAGCGGAAAACGGCCTGGGAGAGGTCGTCGCCGAATTCCCCGATGTCGAAGCCCATGATTCCGGAGACGTCCTTCGGCGGGATCTCGCCGAATTTCGAGACGTAGAGGTCCCAGCGGGCCCGGGCGGCCGCGGTCCACTCGCGGGAAATGAGCTGGTTCGTGCCCTGCGCCGGGTACTGGCCGAGGACCATGTAGGAAAATGCGGGGTTGGTGATCTTGTACCAGCCGGGCTCGAGGGGCGCCAGGGACCTGCCCCGTTGGTCCCTTGCCGTAGCCCCTGCGAGGAAGGAGGGAAGCTCGAAGCACTCGGAGGTTTCCCGAGGCTCTTTGTCATTGAGGCGCCGGCACCACTGGTTGATGCGGCGGACGGTGGTCTCGCGGTCGACGGCGCCGCCTGGAATCACGAGCCGGCCCTCGATGACGTTGGGGTGATGGAAGGCGCTCAGGGAAACGACGTGCGCCAGGCCGTCGCGCTCCATGCGGTAGACCGGGCCCGCCTCGGCCCGTGGGTTGAACATGACCAGCAGGCGGAAGTGGCCGCCGGACATACACGATTCGATGCCCTTGTAAACCTCGTCGGGGATCGCGTCTCCTTCGTCGAGGATAAACAGCAGATGAGGGGCGTGCTTGCCGCTGAATTTGGCCTGTCTGATGGCCGTATCGCCTGACGTGGGGATGGTGACGCCCGTGAGGAACGATCGGGGCCCACGCTCAAGGTGGAGCACGTTCTGCTTGAATTCTGAGAAGACGTCGGGAAATTTGTTGACGAGGCTGCCGATTTCACCCCACAGCAGCCGGCGGAGGTTGTCCTCGGGGGGCGCCGCGGCGGTGTAGACCTGGGCGTCGGGGAAGCATTTGATGAACCAGGCGGCCACCCGGGCCGCTCCGTGGGTCTTTCCTGTCGCGTTGGCGCTCTTGGCGACCGTGACGGGGTTGTCCCTCACCGATTCCATCATCGCCTTGACGTCGTCGGTGTAGATCTCGCCGAAAGTGGATTCGCAAAAACCTACCGGGTCGCCCTGGTAGGCCTCAAAGCTCGCCGCGGTCGTCAGCGCATTCTCAATCACGCTTCTCGGAAATAACGCGGCCAAGTTCTGCGCGTACTGCCTCACCCACTCCGGCTGGCAGTCCATTGAGGATTGCACTCAGCGTTCCCTCGTCAAGCTGGATCTTCTTGGTTTCGACCGGGTACATATCCAGGAGCTTCTGAGCGTCCATCCTGGCCTTTTGCCTGACGCCCCAATTAACCATGTCGATTGCAACCAGCGTCTTCTCGCCCGAGGCGCCGAGGATCCGCACGGAACCCTTAGCCGCCAACCTCTTGATACTCTTTAGCGTTTCATTGGTCGTTCCGCCGGCCGCAGCCATCAGGATGATCTCGCTCAGATCCTTGTAAATCCCATCGAAGGCGATAATCTTTGTCTCTTTGGCTTTGAGCTCCTGCTTCAGGTCGCCGGCCAGAGAATCCATGTCGATGCGCTGCTTTGCAAGGGCATCCGCAACGGAACGAGGGCGGCTTGCCTCAATCTCCTTTCCGACTGCCTTAGCATCTTCTGCGCTCGGTCTTGACGTCATGGGGAGTGCCCGGAATCATGTAGCAACGGCTCAGATTTTGTATTTGCTGGGAACCCGCTGATGATCCGGGCGCTTGGCAGGATTGTGGAAGGTGTTTTGAAAAAGTGCAATTTTCAACTTATTTCAAAACCTTTCAACTTCTTTCACGGCAGGCGCTTTCTGCCCCTGCAGGATGATCCAGGCTGATATTTCGGCCCTCGAGCCCCTGACCTTGCCGTTGTAGAGCCTGATGATCGGCAGGCCACCGTCTCGTTCGTACCGCCAGGCCGTGACCACCGAGACGCGGAGGAAGCCTGCTATCTCATCCCATCCCACGAGCATATCGTCCGTCATGTTCCCCCCCCTATCTCCTCTTGCGGTGGTCGGGCATCGTGTCTTGTGCATCTTGTTCTTGGCGTCATCTTCTCCCGGTCGAAGTATTGTGGCTTCTCCATCGTTGTCTTTTTTTCGTCCATCGGATTTTCCTCCTCGGGTCAGTTTTTCCAGGGTCCATAGCTCGCATGGGGCCTCCTATTCCGTGCAGAGAAGCAGGATCAGGGCTGCAAAGAGCGTTAACCAGGGGTCGTACTGTCCCGCGTCGATAGCGGTGAAGAGTTCAGTCATTTTATCAGCCTCACCTTCTCCCGCTCGAAACCGATGAGCCCTATCTGCGGCTTGACATCGTAGCCCATGGCCTCGTTCTTGATCTCGTGCTCCCCGGGCAGGTACTCAGGGTGTTTGCCTCTCGGATTCTCAGCCAACACACGGTACAGCCTTTCAAATTCTTTCTGCCGCCACTTCTCCTCGTCTGCCTCCATGAGAGCGAACCGTGGCCAGCCACCCATGGCCTGAATCACGGAATGAATGGCTGGATCTGCGAACCTCACGCTCTGGTAGTTTCCAAACCTCTTGACGGCAGCCAGAGCCTCGAGCCATGCGCTGATCGACCGCTCTTCCGTGTCACCCCGGAGCATGTTGACCATCTCCGCCGGCTTCGGGAAGAATTTCAGTTCCACGACAATGCGCTTGAACATCGACAGGCAATCCGAATCATCGAATGGCTCAAGGATGCGCCAGTAGACCTCAAGCAGCGAATCGGATAACTGCTTGTCGAATACTTCACTGAGGGTCGCCATGTTCACCAGGAAGAGTTCGTGATCCTTCATGTTTTGCTAACCACCTTTTCCCTGCTTCGAGTGTTTGACGGGTTTTCTCGGATACGCCGATTGCCGTTCCGGTTTCCTTCATGGCCTCTTTCATGGGCCAGCCTATAAGTGTGTGATAATGCGACTTATATTTATAGCCCTTCGATTGAATGGCGTTATTGAGGATCTCAATGGCTTTTGCTGTTAGTGGCTCACCATATTTACCGATCAACTTCCCGTGCTCATCGTCTGTCAGATTTACACTTTCCAAGTAGACCCTCTTTTCTGGTTTCGCCCCATTTCCATTCGATGAGTCCTCATGCTCACACACCACATTCCCTTCCCTTACCTTACCTTC